GTTCTGATCAGAACAGTCTTATTAATATTGAAAATCAGATTGAAGAATATTATAATAACAAGGATGCGATTGAATTCAATAAGACAATTAAAGAAACAATTGATGTAATTAAGTCTAATATCAAAACAATTGATTTTGAAATTAAGAATGTGAACAATAACATTATTAGTTATAATACCAAGATTTCTGGATTAGAAGAACAAAGAAAAACAATTCAAAAGTCAATTGAAGATGTAAAGGTACTTGAAGTTGAATATGAAGCATATCAATTATATACAAATGCTATCTCTAGAGATGGTATTCCATATGAATTGATTAGTCAGGCTCTTCCAACAATTGAAAAGGAAGTTAATAACATATTAAACCAGATAGTTGAATTTACGGTAATCTTACAGACTGATGGTAAAAATGTAACTACACATATTAATTATGAAGATAAACGCTGGCCACTAGAATTGGCTAGTGGTATGGAAAGATTTGTTAGTTCATTGGCTATGAGAGTAGCGTTAATTAACATTAGTAATTTACCAAGACCCAATTTTATAGCTATAGATGAAGGGTTTGGATGTGCAGATGCTGATAATTTATCGTCTATGGGTGCTTTATTTGCTTTCTTAAAGACAAATTTTGATTTTGTATGGATTATCAGTCATTTGGATAGTATGAGAGATATGGTTGACAATAGACTTGAAATTAAGAAAGAAAATGGATTCTCTAAAGTTAATTATGTATAATTAATGGGTATATATATTTATAGTATATATGCCCAGCATAAAGACAGGTCAAATTTTAGGTTTATCAAGTCAAACTGTTAATATAGAAGATAAGACATACTTATCCGAATATTTTAACCTTACAGAGTTTTCACCTGAATTCTTTGTAGGGAAAAATGCGCTAGTAATCAATGGAAGTGATAAACTTAAAATTGGCGCAGAAATACTTACCGAAGCATTTGATGGTAATGGTGTACCTCTTTTTATAGAAAAAGCTATTAGTGTTGATCAATTAACAAACAAAAGAATTATTGTACTATCAATCTATGTCTATGAACAAAATTCAATTGGTTCTGGAAAGATAATTTTAGTATCTACAACCACAGATAATAAAACGGTAAGATGGACAGCAAATATAAATATAAATGTTAATAAAGTTACCGATTCAAAAATTAGATTCTATAATCAACCATTAATTGAAGTTGAACCAATATTATCTTATGCAGTATCATCATCCGTAGAAAACAATCCAAAAACAGTTACAGGCAGTTTTCTATCAACTGCAGTCCAACCTAAAGCAGATTTTGACATTCAAAAATTTGGATATAGAAAAAATCTTGTAGATTATAGAATTATTGATAATTCTGCAAATTTTAGTTCAAGTTTAAAAAATTTCCAAGTACAATTGTATGTCAATAAAATTAGAGATTATGCGAGTTTAAACGAAATCAGTGTCAATACTACATCGTCATTTTTAATTAAAGATGTATTAAATACTACTACATTAATTTTAGATACGCCATTTACTTATAATAATAAAGTTGCTACGATTACAAGTGGTAATTATAAAATTGTTTATAATGATATTACTTATAATTCCAATTTATTTTTATCTTCGTCTTATTTGCAAGAATCTTTGGGATTAAGTGGTGCAAAACAATATAAGAAGTTTTCTTATGCGAATATAATTTATAAAAATATTAATACTTTTACAGGTAAACCTGCAAAACATAAAGTTTATAGAAAAAGTTTAAGAACTCTTGGTGATTTTGAATCTGTAATTGATGAAACATTCGGTGATACTGAAATATTAAAAGATCCTGTTACACCAAATAAAGCATTTGAAAGATTAGGTGTATTTTTTAGCCAGTTTCATATAAATAATTTTTGGTTTACAAGTTCAAATGATTTGAATCTTAAATATGACAATCAAACATTCGTTGATGGATTAAAAATATCCGGTAGTAATCTAAATGGTACATATGCAATTGTAAAAGCAAATACATCATTTACAAACAGAAATGTTTCTTATTTGCCTTATGACGCAAATCAACAATCAGAACAATCAGGATCAAATTTTGACAGTAACTTTTTGGGTTTTTATAAAGATACAGATTATGTTTTATCATTCAGAACATCTGTAGTAGAAAAAGATTCTTCTGCAATTTCTAAATTAAAGTTTTATATTACTAGTTCATTACCAAGTGTAAGTAAAAATCTAGGATATGATTCAAATCGTGGTGTATTAATTGCTGAATTTGTTTATAGTGGAAGTACAACCGGAAAATATTTTGATCAAAAACAAAATTTTGAATTTAAATTTCCGGAAGATCTTTATGGTACTTTAGTTGTTTATCCTGAAAATGTCAAACAAATAATTGTATCTGACTTGTCAATAAAAGTTTCTGAATTGTATGGATATACTGGAAATGCATATTATGTAAAAGTTCCATTCCCAATAAATGTAGCTAATGAAGTATTTGAAATAAAATCTGAACTGTATGATGTAAACTCAAATCTTTCTTATACTAATTTAAGAACCGTTCAAGTTTTTGATCCGTCTGGCAGTAGTTCGCCTCCAGATATTGGAAGCAGTACGACGATTTCAACTGATAATTTAATTGTTACTTCAAGTATTACTTGGATTAGTCCAGATTGTATATCTAATAGTCCTGTTCCTTTTAATTATTTTCTAACTTGGGATTCTGGTTCCGGGAAAATTTGTGTAATGACTTCTAGTGCGGTTGCTTCTGGAAGTATTATATCTGGAAGTGGTGGCGGTAATATTACTTCTATAATTGGTGGACCAGGAGTAACTATAATAAGTGGATCTGGTCCGATAGTAACTATTAGTGCGAGTGCTGGTGGAACAGGAAGTGGATTTCCATTTACTGGAAGTGCAGAAATTACAGGATCTTTGACGGTTACAGGATCGATATATTCATATAATATTACCTCTAGTTTATATGGTACTGCTTCTTGGGCAATTAGTGCATCAAGAGCAATTACTGCAAGTTATACAGTTTCATCCAGTTATTCTAATACATCTAGTTATTCATTAAGCAGTTCTTTTGCTACTAGTGCTAGTTATGCTAATAATGGAATACCTGCGGGAGGAACATCATCTTATATTTTAGCAAAGAGCAGTTCAAATGATTATGATACTTATTGGATACCTGCACCAACAGGTCCAGCAGGTCAAGGTGAATTTTCTTTTACATCTTCATATTTTAGTGGATCTACATCGTCAATTACCTGTTCAACTGATTATTCTTTTTGGCATTTACATACACTCAATAATTTAAATGTACATATTAGTTCATCAGTAGAATCAGGCTCATTTAGTATTAGATTAGTCTCTTCTGGAAGTACAAGTAACACAATTAATTTTTATCCATATCAACAAATAGAATGGAGTGGTGTAGCCGGTTTTGACGGTCCAGGAAGTGGGTCAATTGAAGAATCAGGTTCAATTACACTTGCACCATCTCAAGAAATGGTTTTATCCTTTATTTATTATAATAATACATCTTCTTTGTATCCCGAGAAGAAATATAGTGCATTTGTATCCGATTTAAAGACGCCAGGATTAGAAAATAAAACAATTATACCAAATCTTTATTTAATTGGAGAAGGTGATTATAGTATTGGTGGTGGTGGATTGACTGATCCAAATGCTTATATATTTACAATTAATGGAGGCGGTACAAGTCAAGACTTAAGTGGTATTGGAAGTAAAACATTTTGGGGATGGGCGCCCGTATATGTTGAAGGTGCTGGACGAAGATTTTTTCCTTTATACCAATAATTTTAAAATTGTTTATAAATATTAACATCTTGAATTTTTTGGGAATATTTATATTTAGATTTTTTTATCAAAATTTCTACATTTGAAAGGAATTTAACATATGCCAATAACTGAAGGAGGAAAATTTAGTCCTGTTGACCGTATAGTCAGTCCAGGAGTATTTACAAGAGAAAACGACCTAAGCGGAGTAGCACAAGGTGTTGCTGATATCGGAGCAGTAGTACTTGCTCCGTTTCCAAAAGGTCCTGGATTCGCACCAACATTAATCACTAACACTGCTGATCTTGAAGAAAAGTTCGGTGTTGCTGATGGTGTTTATTATGGTCCATACACTGCAAAAGAATACTTAAATGAAAAAGGATTCGTTACTGTTTGTCGTGTAGGTGCATTAACTGGATATAGACAAATTAATCCATTCGTAATCTGGGCACAACCAGGTACATGGGCCAGAAGCGGTTCTGCTGGTGCTTTAAACAGTGGTTCATCATATGTACTATATGACAGTGATAATATTTCAAGTACATTTACCTATGCTTCAGGAAGTGGTCCTGACAACGGAACATTGTCATTTATATCTGGTGCAACATTTACCGCAAAATTTAACTCTGTTGCTGGAGATGCTACTGATTTAAATATAAACTCTACAAGTGGAAGTTTATATAATAGTGGTCAAACTTACAGTTTTACTATAGGTTCCGTATCATTTGCTACATCACATGTAACCTCTTCTTATCAAGGAAATGGTGCATATACCAATGATGAAAAATTATTACAATCAATTGCAGAATCTACTTCAACCATTTCAAATTTTAGTGCATCACTAGCAAATAGTGTAACAATCACAAATTCTGACGGAAATTTGGTTGGTACTAATATTACACTGGTAAGTGGTAGTATTTTTGCTCTAAGATCTTCAACTGGATGTGGAACACAAGTTTATCTTAAAGGTGTAATCAGTGGTTCATTTGGTAAAATTACAGGAACATTTACACCTACTTGGACTGCTCCAGCTGATCCATGTAATCCAACTGCAGTAGCAGTTAAACCAAGAGTATTAGCAGTATTAGCAAATACTCAATATGGTACATTGGATAGCAGTTTCAATGCTCCTGGTTTTAGTGGTTCATCATTGACTCAAAAAATACCATCTTCTGGAAATTATAGTGGGTCTGTTACAGGTAATCCAACATCATTGAGTGATTTCCAATTAATATTGGCGCAAGATACTTCTTTAATCGGATATTATGATTTTTCATTAAATCCAGCAGATTCAAATTATATTACAAATGTATTTGGAAATGATGCAACGGTTGGTAATCAAGACGACCAAGTTTCTGGTGCTAAGATTGAAGCAGCTTATTTGTATAAGACATTCGAAGATTCAATCCAAAAAGTAAATGATGAATTAAACACTGGTGGATGGAAAGTATATGGTGCATATCTACCATCCAGTTCATTCGCAACTGGTGAAGTATTAAAGTTTACTGATCAATATTCAACAAACTTGAATGCCGGTGATTCCCAATATGGTCTAACAAGTGCAGCAACACCTTGGATTCTTTCACAAGGAATTGCTCCTTGGAGTGGTAATGCAAATCCAGGTTCTGTAACAAAATATCAATTGTTTAAAGTACACACTTTGAGTGATGGCACAAATACAAATAAACAATATAAGATTGAAATCAGCAATGTTAAATTGTCTGGTACTGTTGCAGGAAGTGATTGGGGTTCATTCACACTTGCAGTAAGATCTTATAGTGATACTGATAAGAAGCCAAAGTATTTGGAAATCTTCCAAAACTTGAGTCTAGATCCAAATTCTTCAAACTTTGTTGCTCGTAGAATCGGTGATAGATACAATTTTATTACTTATGCCGGTAAGATCATTGAATTTGGTACTTATACAAATTTGAGTAAGTATGTAAGAATTGAAATGGCTACTATACCATATCCAGTATCTGCTGTTCCTTATGGCAATGAAGCTTATGTTACTCCACTTGGAGGTACAATTGGAGATTATGTTCCAGTAGTACAATATAGCAAAGCAAGTATTTACGGAATGGCTCCAGGTAAATATGCGTCTGGTACTGTAATGAGTGACATTCCACTTGGTGCAGATAGTGAATTGACTTCTCTATATCCAACCAGTTCTGCAAACGCAGGTGTAAAGGTTGATACAGAACAATATTTTGCTCCTCTACCATTTGGTGCTACTGTAGGATATAATATCGCATTTGACTTGGAATCAACAAGTTCTAATGTTGGTACAGGTTCACTACTCGCTG